GACATATTAAGCATTACATTCTCCTCACCAAATAAATCTCTTAAAACAGAAAGACGAGACACGCCAGTACCTAATTCTCTTATTCTACCGTCGTGAGGTATATATTGTACTCCTAAAGTGAAGTTTCTATCTTTAGCCATCTCTCTTAGGACATCATAATAATGTTGAAATCCTTCATCCATATTTTCATAATAACCAATAAACCTAACTTCTTTACCAACTTGTTGATATAACCAAATAGCCATAGCGTCATCCATACCTAAATCCCATAGACCATTAACAGGAATAGAAGGTTCAATAGGAAATCTAATTATTCTATTATCTGCATAAGCTTTATCTATTAAATCTCCATACACACTACCTTTTAATTGGAAAGAAGTCCAATCTCCATATCTCCATTGTTTATATAACTCAGGGTCAGTTTCTTTAATAGATTCTAAGTATTGCATATAACCAGGAGTAGACAACAAAGAAGGGTTATCTTCAATAGAAGATGGTATAAACACTCTAGTACTACCATCTTGAGCATAAAAAGTTCTACCCATTTGTTTACCTTCAATAAATCTTTTCTTAACCCATAAATGACCTACACCATCAGGGTTAGTAGTACAAAATATCTGAGCTTCCAGACCAGGAATAGTAGACCTACAAGACCCTAATAGTTTCAAATAACGACTTTCAGAAGGTATTTGAGTTAACTCTTCAATCAAAATCTTTTGGTATTCGTGTCCTTTATACTTGTTATAAGCTTCTTCATCAGCAAGATGACCAGTTCTAATCTTAGCACCAGAAGGAAAAGTAATCTCAGCAGGCTGACCAGTCATTTTAGCACCTAAATGAGAATACAATCTATTAGCTCTATCTAACCAATCACCTAAATCAGTAGCATTAAGACGCAAAACAAGCCCTCTATAAGCAGGATTAGACACATATTCAGGTTCAATCATCCAAGCAATACCAGCGTCAGTCTTACCACCACCTCTAGCTCCACCAAACAATATTTCTTTTTCTGACCTTAATAAAACTTCAGTTTGAGCACCTGGATGAGGTTGCCAAATATACTTAGGTTCTTTTTTTTCTTCAACAATTTTTTTAGGTCTAGGCATAGTGTTGTTTTAATTACTGATATACTATAACAGATATAATGAAGTGTCAATATAAAACAAAAAACCACTCCTGCAGGAAGTGATTTAATGTTGAACCTGTACCAATGTATTGTTGTATCAGTAATATTGCTAGCCACACTACCTTTACTAAACACATTAGCCTTGAGTTCGGTATACCAGAGAACCCATACTAAGCTTTTGGCTTCGTACAAATTGTACCGATATATATACAGTATACTATTTTGACAAAATAAATACAATATGTAATAATAAATGTATTAACAACTAATTAAGTTGTTTTTGTATCTCAAATAAGACTCCTCACAGGGTCTTTTTTGGGTTATATGCTCTCTATATTCTCAATATCTTCTAGTGATTTAGCTTCAATTGGAGGTTCATCTGGTAGCCTGTAATCTTTAGGCATAAACGCCATATTTAACCATAACCTGATATCTTCTATCTCATCATCAGAAAGTTTCTCCATAGCCTTAATTTTATATAGAATATGGTTAACTGTCTGGTCAAATGCACCCAATACACTAGCTCTTAATATAACTTGTTTGTGCTTTTCTTCATCTTCTATAAATTCTTTGATTGTCATATCTACTTTATTTAATTAGTATATACTGTTATAATTTCAAAAATTAATTGATGTGTATCAGGAATTTTAGCAATAAATCTTGATAAATTAAACTTTAATTCTTTATTATAATAATAAAACAAAGCATCTCCAGCATCATCTGTATATTCTAATTCATCCCAATTACAATTAAAAGAAGATTTTATATATTTATTACTTTTTAATTCTTTAATTATATAATATTTTTTCATACCTATTTTATCTTATATCCTTTATTCATATAAAATTGGTACTAATTTTTTTATATTAACCCCAGCCCAATTTCCTTGATTATGATTATATGAGATTATATCTACCGTCCCATCTGAACGAATTTCATCTACAATATAATTATATTCTTTATATTTAACCTTATCTTTTTTTTTAATTGTTTTTGTAAGAATTTTCACACTTATTTAATCTTATATCCTTTATTCATTGCATAGCTTCTAAGATTGATATATTGCTCATCACCTTTCATATATTCAGCTACATAAGTCCAATACCAGTCAATATAATCCTCACCACTTATCTTATTGTCTACCACAAGCACCATATCTGATAAACCTACATAATAGTCTCCAATCCCACATACTCCAGTATAGTCTCCACCTATCCAATAAACATTATTTTTATCATAAGGCTCATCTGTAATTATAGTGTAGAATTCTTTAGTGTACTCTGTGATAACTTTTTTAAGTTGAGTTTTTAGCTTCATATTATTTTATATATTTATCTGGTTTGCAGGTTAAAAATTTAATTTGAACATCTTTATTATTTATTTTACACAAAAAACCTTTCACCCAAAAATGTGAACTCCCATCTGGTAAAGTAATTATCTTAGCAATTCCTTTATAACGAAATCCGTCAGGGGTTTCACTAGCCCAAAAAATATAGTCCCATCCAAATAATTTGTTTAATATTTTATACATAGTGTTTTAATTAGTTTATTATTTCATCTTAATCAATTCAATTATTATCCAGCCCCATACTAGTATAGCTACAATGCTAATTATTAGTTCCATACCTTTAAAGTTTATATTTTAATTTCATAATTCGTAGTGTTTAATTATACAAATATAATAACACATTTGACACTTTTTGTCAAGTTATAGTAATCTATTTTCTATTTCAGTAGCATTTATTCTAGCTTTTGCTATTTCAATGTATTCTGGTGTCATATCTATTCCAATAAAGTCATATCCGTTCTTTTTAGCCGCCACACCTGTACTTCCTGAACCCATAAAAGGGTCTAACACAGTACCACCTTTAGGAGTTACCATTTTAATAAGGTATTCCATAAGTGCTATTGGTTTAACTGTGGGGTGATTGTTGCCTTTTCTTTCTGAGTGTTCCGTTATTGCCGAGCCGTCTCTAAAAGCCTCGCCTTGTGGTCTTTTATTACCATCTTCTACAACACCTAACCCTTTATTCCTTTCAGCTTTACTAGCCTTTGGATTATAGATTATTGATTTGAAGAAACGAGAGGCTGAGCCTGAGTCGTTATGTTTACTGCCTTCTATCCAATTGCCGTCTCCAAATTGACCAGCCGCTTTTGATGTTCTGTTATCACCGACTACATTTCCTTTTCTAAAATGACCAGGACTTGGTGTACTCTTTGTCTCAGGAAAGCACTCTCTTACCTCATCACTATTGTCGTGGATAAGATTGGCGGGAAAGCGACCACCTTCTTCTACCCTACTCTCATCTATATTTATACCACCAGTACCCCATTTTAGTACATTATTAGCTACATTTTTCTCTGCTAAAGGTTTTCTAGCCATACAGATAGGTTCGTGAGATGGTTTTAGAGCAGTTCCCCAACCTTCATAAGGTGAGTTGCCTTTGGTTAAATCATATTCACCCCCTACAAAATCACCAGCCATACAATTTCTTTTACTACCACTTACATCTGTTCCAACAACTTCTCTTTCATTCCCTTGTAATTTATCAACTGCTTTACCTATATTCAAAGATTTGGGAAATCCACTCCCATATACCCATTCAATCATATCTCTTACCTCAAATCCTGCATCTTCAATAGCTACTGCCATACGATGATATGTTCTTGTACCACTAAAAGCTAATAAATGCCCTCCTGGCTTAAGAACTCTTAAACACTCAACCCATAAGTCTATATTATATGCTATGCCAATACCATTTTCATCTACACCATCCCATTCTTTCCCCATAAATCCTTTAGATAGTCTACCAAAACTACCGTCTTTTCCATATTGAGCTGGAGCAGAACCCTTTTTACCAAATCTTTTTACTATTGATACTAAATGGTACGGAGGGTCTGTGACTATACTATCTATAGAATTATCTTCTAATTCCTTTAGTTTTTCTAATGAGTTTCCTAATATTAATTTCATTGTAGTGTTTAACTTATAACTTTATATTATTTTTACCCTTACCACTTAACCTTATTAGCCCAATAAGCAGCACTCATCTTACCTTTAGCTATATTCTTACTATGTCTAGCCTTAAATGACCTCCTACGAGCCTTTTCTTTAGCAGTCTTAGGGTTCTTACCAGCACCACTTACCCCCTGCTGTCCAAATCTAATAGTCTTAACCTTATCACCAACTTTAGCCACTACTATATGACTCTTTTTAGGATGTGAAGGGGTACGTTTAGGCTTATTATACCCACTCACCCCTGCCCTAACTAATCTACTATCTTTTGCCATTACTTCTTCATCTTCTTCTTACCCCTACCCTTCTTCTTACTCTTACCAGCCTTACTTAATGCTATAGCAATAGCCTGCTTCTGAGGCTTGCCACTCTTCATCTCTTTTCTTATATTTGAACTAATAACTTTTTTACTAGAACCTTTCTTAAGAGGCATATGTTTATTATATTAAATTATTACAATATAATTATATCAATTTTGATTTATATTCTCAATACAAATCTTTATCAGTAGCTACTACTACTATTATTATTATCAATATTACAAATGCTACAAATACCATATTCTAACCCTAACCATTTATACACTCATCTATTATCCTACCTAATATCTCATTCTTTATCACCCCATTTAACTCTATTAATTCCATCAACCCCATATAATACTCATAACTATCCTTAATCATCTCTTCATACATATCTTCATTGTTATACTCTTTTATCATATTTATTTTTTCTATCCTATATAGGTTATAATCTTAATAATTTGGCTTAAACTACACATACCTATTTTTCAGTAAATTCAGCCTCTATTACAGTTTGTTCACTTGTATTAACAGAAATAGTACTGTTTTCAGGTAAATCTAACCCCTTCTTGTGCGGTAACCTAACCACCCCCACGTGCTCTATACTTCCCTTATGCTCTATACTCTGCGTATCCGCCCACCCAAACCTATTCTTCATATTCATATACCATAACACACTGTTAAACCCCTTATTCGCTATGTTCTTCCTACCATTCATCTCCCACCAAGCCTGACTTAATACATTCCCCGTACTTATTACCTCCTTAAAACTTGCCTCCTCATTTATCCACCTCTCCCATAACTTCTTACTAAAACTACCCCTCCACTCCCATATCTGCCTCATTACCTCTATATCACTTGCCCCCTCACTATACATCCCTAATATAACCTCTTTCCAATCCTGCGGTAATGCCTTATACCCCTTCTCTGCCGTTACCCTACCACTTACCTTATAACTCCTAGTACCCTTCTTCGGTCTACCTGCCTTCACCTTTAACTTGTTCTTCACCATCCCCATATATAACATTTATTACTTATTAATAACAAATCTAACATTTTGTTTTTATTCTTGCAATTCTATACCCTATATTATATAATCTAATTATGTCCATACCTTCATCAGCTGTACAGGTATGGTTGGGGTCGCTACCCGTAAAACCCTCCTTATAACACCACTAAAAACAAGGAAAGCTAACTTGTATTGGGCTGTAAGGTAAGCAATTAGGGATTTGACCGTTGGGATAAGTCCCTTTTTGTTTTGGCTCTATTCTGATTTTTATTAGTTTTTTGTCTGTGTTTTTATTTTTATTTTTTGTTTGTATAAATAATTTTTTCTTTTGTATGTAGAACCTACCACTACCCCTCCCCTTGTACCCCCCGCCCCCCTGCCTGTACCCCCTTTTAATTGTATCAACCCCGTCTAGAATTATCCAAAAGCACACTATACACTATAAAAAACATACCAACAACAAACAAACCGCATAAACTAGCCAATCTCTTAAAAATGCCCCCTCTCGCAAGATTTTTGACAAAAGCTATACTAAAGTACCTACAAATTATAAACTAGCAAGACTTGAATATATCTTGTCTATTGTATATCTATTGTATAAAATAATATACTGCATAAATTGTTATAATACCGCTTGAATAAATAGAATATATAAATTGTGGATAACTTATATTTGACAAGATTAGGAAAATATGCTATACTATTTATATCAGATGAGAGAGAGAACAACAACCGCGAGCTCATAAGTAATAAAGTAGCCGTCAACAGTTGTTAATCTCTTTTATCCGATGCAAATAATTATCAGATAACATATTTAATATATGAGAAAATCTAAAAATGGTTTTATTATAGAAAATAAAAACCTATCAAATATCATAACAATATATGATAAGACAACAAAAGAAATCATCAAACAACAAGAGTTTGATGATGCAATAATAGCAAGATACTTCTATAATCAATTATAAACAATTTTAAACACTACACATATGATTAACTATATTAAACTTAGTATTGCAAAAGAGTATTATAGGCTATTTTTCAGATACAATGCCAACAATTCAAAAGCTGATTCAGTGTATAAAAAGATAATATTTTTACAAAATACACTGAATCAAAGCTAGTATTCACAAAATAAAAGACTTTATAAGATAATGTAATAACTATATTATATATAGAGTCTTTTATATACCACTTTATAGAAATTATAAAATAATTATTATTAAACAATTAATTCTAAACATATGAGAACTATACAAGATATAAACGATGTCAAGACTTATCAAGATTTTTTAGACTTTACTGATGGAGATATTATTTTATGTAATAATATTGGAAAAGATTTTGAAAAGCTAGAACTTGAGAACGGCAACGAGTTAAACGAGTACGGCGAGTATAAAGATATATATCAATATTATATAATTAGCGACGATATGGCTGGATTCATCAAGCAATTCACAAACGAGGTTTTGTTTTATCATACCGAACTTGATATTTATGTTTGGGGGATTACACATTATGGGACAAATTGGAACAGTGTATATATTGAGATTAAAAAGCAATAGTTAAAATATAAAACCTTTTAGCCTCTTGCATAATTGCAAGGGGCGGGGGTTTGGATTATTAGTTAATATTATTATTATGCAAGCACTAGAAGAACTATACAACAAACAAGAGCGGGTAATTAAGTTAAATAATGCAATTTTTGATGAATTAGAGAGGCGGGGGGATTATAACTCCTCCCACTATAGAATCAGAGGATTTATTGAGGATGTAATGGAATCAATGTATTTAATTCAAAATAATTATATACTCCCATATTTTGAGGCTACGGGGCGAGATGTTTTCAGGTGGTTAGTCTTGAAGCTTGACAATATAAAGACAAGCGACGAGGGCTATTTTGAGGCAATGGATTATATTCTAGAATCAAAGCTTAATGATATCATACTAGAATATGAATCAATTCAGGATGATATAGATGATTTTTATTATCAATTAGCAAAAGTTTAAATTCAAAGGTATGAAAAGATTTAAAGAATTAGCACAAAATAAAAGTTACGAGATTAGAACTTATAACGAACCATTAAAAGCGGGAGAGAGTTTTGACAAAGTAAAAACACCTTTTGACTTATCAAATGAAAACGGTGGGACTGTTGATGGTTTTAAATATTACAATACACATTATTTATATTTTATAAATTCAAAGGTATGAGCAAAATAATATATATACTACAAAATACCTACTATTCAGAACAAGATTGGGAGGTATTCACGAGCTTAAAAAAGGCAGAGGAAGCAATGCAAAAAGAGTTGAGCTATACAAACATAAAACACAGAGAAGAAGAGGCTAAAAAGTACAAAATATTAGAATATATAATAAAATAATATGATTAAAACAGAAGAAGCAATTCAAGGGATACTAGATGAATTTATAGAGAATTGTATTCTTGATGATATAGAATACTACTATGAATTGCACGAGGTAAAAGACAAGAGCTTGATTGACCATTGTATAGCAATGGCAGATGAGTTAAGGCAAAGTTACCAACAATATTATCAGATTAAATTATAAACACTATGGAATCAAAAGATACTTATTGGCAAGAGCGAACATTCAAACATTTAGCAGGTAAAATATATTCAAGAGAGATAACCTTTGCAAGGGCTAAAGAGATAATAGACCGTACAAACATACTTACAATGTATGAGAAAATGGAGGTTATAGAATCACTACGGGAGCAATTTAGAATTAAAGATTAAATATATGTATACAGATGAACTACAAGAAATTCAAAACATTTTTACCAGTGCAATAGATTCAGAAAAACGAGTACAGAAGTTTATTCAAGATAGATATGAATTTAGACAAGCAATTGAAAATTGTATTGTAATTGGCAACATATATGAGAACCCAGAGTTATTAGATAATAAGTAAACTATTATGAAAGCAAACAGTACACACATATCATTAGAGACAGCTAAATTATTAAAAGATTGTGAGTTGGAGAGTAAATTAGTTTGGTGTAAAAATGAAGCAAATAGGTATTACATACCAGCAAAACCAATAACTAGAGAAAAATCAAATGAAAATGCTTGGAGCATACCTTATCCAGCCTACACTTGGCAAGAAATATTATGGGAATATCCTCAAGAGTTTTTTGGGGAAGATGCTTATGACACTTTTGGTGGATATTGCCATACCTGTAGATTTACAGTAGATATTTTAGATTTTCTTCAAGACAAAGAATACGACAAAGCAGATAAATACTTTCGAGACAACTGTATACTAATTAAATAAATGCCTATGATATAATAAACTTGTACCTTACACCGATTATGTCTGTTGCTAGTCTCTGACTAGATTATTATTAAATTACATATATTAAAAACTATTACAGACCTTATTTAAACTATTACAAAGTTAAATTATTGTATAAAAAAGAAGGGATAATAGCAATAATTGTACTTATAATATTAGTACTTATAATATTAGTACTTATAACATCTATTCAAGTATATTCAACGAATAAAAATGTATATGCTATTGAAGTAACACAAACGGAATCAGACAAAGTGATTCAGAGTATGGCAAGTACAGAGACAATCATAGTACCTAAAAATATCCCTCCTATTGAAGAGAGTAAGGCAGAGGTTATAAAAGATACCCCTAAACCTAAAACTCTTGCGAGAAAGGCAGTTTCTCCTAAAATAGAATACAATGCAGGTGGGGACTGCTACTCTTATGTAGACGAGATGTCTCAAAAGTATGGAGTGGATGCTGGACTTATGCGGAGAATTATCAAGGCAGAGTCTGGCGGAAATGCAAATGCAAAGAATAGAAATTCAAGTGCTTCAGGTTGTGGTCAATTTATAGCTCGTACTTGGGCTGGTACATTAAGACAAATGGGTAGAGAATGGGTAACACCGTTTGATGCAAAGACAAATGTAGAGGCAATGGCTTTCAAAATCTCCAGAGGAGGAATTGGAGCTTGGAATGCTTCTAAAAGTAAATGGAGTAAATAATAATTAAATAAGTAAAACACTATGGAAAAGTATATATGGAACACAAACAATTATCCTCTTGATGTATTGGGATTTATGGCTCGCTTTTCTTCATCAGCTCCTGAATTATGCAGTGATTATTGGAGCCCAGTATATGGTAAAATAATAATTACATCAGATAATACAGAAGACCACATACAATATTACATAAATGGACTTAATAAAATAGATGAAATTAGTAATAATGAAACTATAGTTTGGAGTACAATGTGTTGTATAAAAAGAGTTTTATATACAGGTTCTACAGATAAAATAAAAGAACTTTTAGGAGATGATAAACAAGTTTTTATTCAATATAATTTCAAAAATTATAAATTAACAAAGTTTACTCCTAATTTTGTAACTACATATACTGTAATAGAAAGAGATAGTCAGGGAAGAGGAAATGGAGGGACTCAAAAGTTTGCAGGAGAAGAAGAGGCACATATATTTCAACCAGATATATATACCTATTATTATGCAGAATTAAATGATAAAAAAGAATTAGATATATATAAATTACAATTCTTAAATAAAAATTATTCAATTATTAATTAAGTAAAACACTATGACTAGAATAAACTATAAACAATTGTACAATGAGAAATGCGAAGAGTTAGATAGATTACAAGAGGAGTATGATGCTCTTCTATACAATTCAAAAGACAGAGAACGACTACAAAACCTTGTCTCTGCTCAGAATGCTCTTATTTGGTACAATAGATATAAAGACTACAGACAGACTATTATCACTAAAAAATATGATGATGAGATACTTCTGTTTGAAGATTGGCTAGAGATGATATTAAAATAATACACTTTTAAAAAAACTCTAATATGAACAGATACTTCCAAATTAAATTCTTTGCAACATTTACAATTTTATTTAATTTATCAACTATAATAATTTTAATTAAAACTTTTGACCTATCAATATACTGGTTAGTATCATTTATAATAGTATTCTATTCTTGTGCGTTTATTATCGTATCCTCTTTAATTAAACTATTAGGATTGCCTAATAAAAAGAAAAATTCTATCTATAAAATTAATCTATTTGACAAACAAACAGTAGACATATTTTTACCGATTGCTGGTGAGGATATGTCTATTCTACAAAAGACTTGGGAATCTGTATTTAAAGCTAAACAATGTGCTGAACAATATAACTTAATTGTTAATGTCTATGTGCTTAATGATAATGTTAATGCTTATAAAGGTCAAAAATTATATAAAAAACTTATTAAAAAATATTCTTTTAAAGAAATTATTAGACAAGAACATTCATTCAAAAAAGCTGGCAATATTAAAAATGCTTATAAAAATACAAGTGGCGAATATATAGTTATTTTTGATGCTGACTTCTGCCCTACTGAAAAGTTTATTATATATACTATCTCAAGAATGATGGATATGAATAATGCTGGAAAGAAAATAGGTATATATCAGACTCCTCAAGCTTTTCAATATGATAATCTTACTGGTTTAGAGAAAGGTGCTTGTAATATTCAGGGGTTTTTCTATGACATAGTACAAGTAGCTAGAAATTCTTTTAAAGCTTCTATCTGTGTTGGTTCTAATGCTGTATATTATAGACCTGCTTTAGATGAAATAGGTGGTAACTATCTTATCGAACACTCTGAAGATGTATGGACTGGATTTGCTCTTACTCGTCAAGGTTGGAATGTATACTATGATTCAAACCCTTTGGCTTATGGTTTATCTCCTGACCACTTATATTCTTACTATAAACAACAAACTAGATGGTGTCTTGGTTCTATGAGTTTAATTAAATCTAAATTCTTCTGGACTACTAAACTATCTATTATGCAAAGACTATCCTATCTATCTGGATTTATGTTTTATATATATTGTATTGTACTTCTAGTTCTACCTATCTTTTCTATATTTCATAATCAAGAATTGCCAGCTACTATAAATACAGTATTATGGATTCAAATTGGTTTATCACTATATATTATTCCTAATCTTATCTATAAAAAGGCTGATATAAATACAATGATAGCTCATTTATTTGCTACTTGGTCTTATACTATTGCTATATTCCAATATATACTAGGTAGTATGGAAAAATGGGAAGCTACTGGAGCTTCTGGTAAGGTTAAAAAGACCAATAATTGGTATAATGGGATGATTATTAGCATATATGTTTATACTATATTCATTACAGTTTTATTAATTGACAATCTTATTAATGATTCTATTAGTCCCCTAACATTTTACATTGGATTAAATGCACTAATGCACTGGATTGGAATTATATACTATATGTTTACTAAAAAGAAGTAGATTTATAACTTAAAAAAGGGCTATTACAGCCCTCTTTTTATTTTAAGTATACATTTATATACCTTATGCTAGATTTATTATCATTCCTGATAGAATTATAAGAAGCATACATAATACAAATATTACTCCCCATAGTCTATCTATTCTTTTGTATAGTTTGATTATTTTTTGTTTGTACTCTTTATTTTGAAAATCAAGTACATTTTCTATTTCAATACTAGCACTTTTAGAAGAAGGAAATACAAATGCATCTACATCATCTACTTCTATAAAAGTACCTGGTTTCCAAGCTTCAACCCCACCATTATATACCTCTGCATATAGATTATCTATTTTATCTACTACCTTTTTAGATACAAATTTCTTTTTACTATCTAATATAGCTTGTACCTGTCTATAATTAGTAGACAAAGCTTTAATTGTATTAGTTTTCCCCAACTTATCCACAAGTGATTGTAACTTTTCTGTTGTTTTATGGTAATCTTTAGTGTTTGACATAGTGTTATTCTTTAATAAATAATATGTAGCATAGGAATACTATCATCATAAAAGGAAATATGCAAATTGTTCCTATTAATTTAATTAGAGTCTTCATATTTTTTCTTTGATACTTCCTTTCTAACAACCCACTCTATATTGTTTAATATGTAACCCTTGCTAGTATCAATTCTTCTTATAGATGGGCATAAATTATATTTATAATTAGATTTTATCCACTCAAAATATAACTTTTCAAACTTATTAAAATTTGTTTCTTCCCAACACCAATCTAAAAAAGAACTTTTAGAAGCTAATTCTTTACTATTAATTTTATATTTCCTATTATTTCCTAAAGTTATATTTTTCATATTACTATATCTATTTAGGAATATAGTCTGATAGCAATTTTTTGCTCTATCTTTGTAATATAATATATAATCTTTACGGTTTTTATGGTACCTTTCTTTATGTTCTAATTTAAAGCACTCTTTGCATTTATTAAAATACCCATCAGCCATTCTGGATTGTTTATAAAACTTTTCTAATTCCTTTAAAACTTTACATTTAAAACATACTTTCATATATATTGTTATATATCTTTTTTATCTTTAGGAGTTCTTTTTTTCTTACTCATATTATACCTTAAGTAAGATTTATTAATAGTCTTTAATGCTCTAGTTATGAATCTATACATTCCACTTGTTGTAATTCCTTTCATATCTGCTATTTCCTTATATGTATGTCCCTTCATCTTAAGCTTTAATATCTCTATTTGATGAGGTTTGAGTACATAATACATTATATTCCTCTGAGCTTTATTTAGTTTTAATCGTTTAGTTCGTGGCTTCATTTTAAAGTTCATATTATCTTTCTAATTAATCTTTTTAACTCGTCAGAAGTAAATTTCCTTTTAGGATACTCCCATCTTATACTTCTCCATACCTGTAGACTAGGTATTGGAAAAGCATAATTACTTTCAAACTCCATTTCTTGTATTGCTAATAAAAATATTAAATAATCTGACTCTATAGTTAAATTTATATACCCACCTATTACTTCTACACTTTTAATATAATCTATTTTTTCTATATGTTTAGCTAATTGTTTTGCTATAAATTCTGAAGAACTTTGAGTTAAGGTATGACAATTAATAGATAAATCGCTCATTTGTTTTTTAGGATATTCAAACTTTATTGGCTGTTCAAAGGGCAAATCTAATACTTTACAAATATGGTTATATTTTAAATCAAATTTTATATCGTTCATAGTTTTAGTTTATTTAAAAATTCTCTTGATAATTGCACATAATGTTTGATAGTATCATAATCATTTTGCGTAACTGTAAAGTCAAAGACTTTTACTCTTTCTTTATCTGGAATATCATCATAAGTATTGTTGTACCTAATACTATCTTCCAGTGCTAATAATTGTTCAGCAGTATCTTCAGTTCCATCTTCTATAATCTGTAAGTTCCATTTAGTTCTTTCATACTCTCTGTATATCTCATACTCTGAATTATTGAGTAATGTATATGCTATCCTGACATTAGGTATACCAGTCAACATAGAATACCCCGCTAACTGCCAAAAATAGTCCGTCTCAGCCACTTTCTCTGTCTTCTTGATATAAGTCCATATATCCCAACAAGTCTTGATGTCTATGACTAATTTCTTCTTACCGTTTAAAACTAAATCTGGAGTACCTTCTATAAAGTCATTAGCATACTTTAGTTCATTTTTCTTGGTAAAGGTCTGATGTACTTTTCTGTATAAAGATATTGAGCTATTTTCTTCCTCATTACCTTTAGTCATATACTTGTTAAATGTACTTCTCTTACGATTATATTGTTTAGCTATAAATACATCTAAGAGATGTGGTTTGGCTTTTACTTCTGTTAGTTTACCTTTAGGTTTCCTTGAACCTATTATCTGGGGTAAACTAGAACATCTTATATTGTAGTGTTTGAAGTCCATATTATTTAAATATTAAGTATAGTATCCCTGCTATAAATATGAGTAAACATATTCTTGCTATTACATCTAGTATTTCATCTGGTATTTTCATATTATTTATCCTTATTAGGTACAATTAGTAATAGTATAAGTGCAATAATAACGACTACAAATAATACTGGTGATATTAACATAAATATTAGTCCTCTTACAAAACTTTCTATGTAAAATAAAACTATATTCATATTTAATCTTTCAATATATCTGCTTGTAATTCAAATAGTTTACTATCATAAGCTTCTTTTTCCTCATCAGTCTCTAAATGTTGTTCTACTTCCTGTAATGCTTCAACAGTCATAGCTTCGTCTTGAATAAACTTTAATACCTCTGACCTATCATCTTGTTCAGCTTTGATAATAATATTATTGTTATCTACATATTCACCATTGCCTTCTTTGTCTATTATTTGCTGGTCTTTTACTACTGCATCCTGCATTTCTACAGACATAATACCAAACTTAGATATAAGTTGTTTTAATACAGTTTTCTTTGCCATTGCATCAAAATTAGTCCTCCAGATACCATTGTATTCTTTAGTATATTTATCTTTAGAATCATAAGATTTAGAATACTTTTTACCGTGAGCTTCTAATTCTTTTAGAGACATATATAAATACTTCTCAAAGCCATTAATTAACTTAAAATAAGCTACATATCCTATAACTTCACCGTCTGTAATAGTCCAGTCAAACTCTACACCTTTAAGAGGGTCATAATCTTTAATTTGTCCTTCTCTTACTTCACTTGCTGATATAGTCTGATACTGTCCTGTTCTTTGTGCTAATTGAATAAGTCCTTTATATCCTAATTGAAATTGTGCTTTAGCTCCATAAGGAATAATATAAGCATATCCTAAACTAGGGTTAATTGGTAAATCCAAAGTGGTTGCTACTAATGCAGATTGAATAATACTAAGTGGGTCTGCTTTTTCAAATAAACTATTAGAGTTTATTACTCCTAAAAGAGAAGTTTTAAATAACTCTTTCTTTTGTGGAGTCATTGCATTTTGTAGCCTTTCTGTTAATTCAGGACTATCTAAATAACTTTTTACTTTTTTTGATACTGTGATGTTT